AATTGCGGATCCTAACGCTTGCACTTCCTTTTTTGCGTATCGTATTTGCCGTTCGTAGTACCGCTGCTTCTGCTGCTGCTCGTATTGCTCATTGTTGTCTTTACCGTCGTCTTTTGAAGGGTCCCTGCTAAATGATTTACTCGACAGCCCCTCAAAATACGGGTAGAAGTTATGATAGCAGTTCCACCCACAAAGGCCGTCCCCGGAACCATAACCGCAAGCATCAGCAAGCGTCCTATATCCCTTTGTTATACCTTTGAGGCTATAAATGCCGCCTTGCCACTCTGCGTGTGTTGGTCTCGCGCCCGAGTGGGAGGTAACCTCAACAAGGTCAGTCCCGACTTCTTCAGCTCGTGCCTCTTGCAATTTTGCAACGGATTGATTGACGCCTGTTGTAACTGCCCTCTTGACCGCGTTTTCAAGGGAAGAAACCGCCCCGGATGGATATGCGACCTTTTCTATGCCTATCTTTGCTATGTCGTTAACGGCGCCTTTAATCGCTCCTGTGGAGGTCATTGTGCCGTTAATGATATGTATTACTGCTTTATCCAGCACTTCATTGAATGCTTTTGTTGCCACTTGCGCTGTGGTTTTTGTAAAATTGTTTATGAGTGCCATTGTTGAGTCTCGACCCTGTAATATTATTGCTAACAATGCAGGTGATTGAGAAAGTGCAGCAGGAGTAAGCCCCGCCGCCTTATATATCGCATCATCAAAAAACAATCCATTCTCTGCCGCCGCCTTGATTATTCTTGACAACTCTTTTTGCGACTTCCCTGTCGCCTTGGCGAGTATTCTTTTTACATCTCCCTGTAAACCTCCGAACTGTTTTAATTTTTCAGTCTGCCATAACGCAGTATCGGTGTAATAATCCATTTTAACTATTCTTCTTGCTATATCGTTAACGATTTCTCTTTCAGCTTCAGCAAATATTTTAACCACATCGTCCGAAACCGACACAATATATTCTGGAGTTAACAATTAAATCACTCCTTTGGCTTTGGCTTTGGTTCTTTTCCTGCCCCTTCTTCGTTAAAGCCGAGTATTTCCTCATCGGTATATCCGTTTTCCATGCTGGCTACCTTTTGCTTTGCTGTGGTTTCGTCTTCGCCATACCACTTCATGCGGTATTCCCATTTCGCCATTACTCCATCAGCAACATCCAACCTGTCGCTGGCTTTTTCCACGTTGGCATCAAGACCGATTGCGTCATCAAAATAAAACGTGACCTCATATTTGCCCTTTGGACAGAGGTTATAAAGAGTTGCGTATACGTCTATAGCTTCTATACAACTCTCCAATGCTTTTTTCAGGCTCGCTTGTATGTCTGACACTGTGGTGTAGGTTCTCTGCTTTAACTGCTTTGTCTCTGTGGCTGTACGGGGTAGGTCGGTTATCTCTGATATTGTTCCTCTCGCCAGCCCGCATTTGTCCTCGATTTTCATCAATATTTTATTTAGGCCCATGAAAATATCATCATTCCTCAATGCTGGGGAGAATGTTTTCATTATGCTGTCTCCAGATACTGATGCCGAGTCGAGAGTGTTTGTTCTGAACAGTCGTTCTTTACCCTGTGGTATTTTGGGTTTTCCGTTCTCTATAGGGAAAGCATCTTCAGAAGCATCAATAGCAAGCTCTCCGCCCTCATATTCCCACATAAATCTCTGGTATTGCATGTCAGCATCTTCAATAAGTGACACAGCTCTACTGTAAACAGAAACGCCGAGGGGTGATGTGGGGTCTATAGTGTTACCGAATGGAATTTTAAAATAAGAAAAAAGAACCCCCGACACGTTTGTTATCGTGACTGGTTCTTCCGATAGGTGACTCCACTCGGGCACTTCTGCGAGGCTTATTCTGATTCCTATATCGTCCTGACTTATCGATTTGAAGGCTCTATTTTCCACCGTGAGTACTCTTTTCGCGTATTTGTGTATTTCCATTCGCGTGAAGTGCTGCTTGCCCTCTGTTTTTCTCTCAACGAACACGGCGGATGTGATTTTGTTTCTTGAATTAAAAGAAAGCGGGAAAAACATATTTGCGAGGTTAACATCGACCGCTATTGTCTTTTCCTCCAAATCGTCAACATATGGCTTGAAAGCAATACCACCACCTGCGCATGCATACTCGACATTTTGGCGTATGCTTTCCATCACTGGCTCGAATTGTTTTTCAATGTATTTTGCTCTCTCAGAGTCGCCCGTTATGTTAACTTTCATTTCAAGGGTTACCATCTTTGCGATTTCTGCAGCTATTGTCGCTGGTAGCCCCAGCGTTTGAGGGTTCTCTGCAAGCCACGGTACATTGCCCTGGTACATATCAAGCCATGTTGTTGTGGCACTTTGCATTTCCGTAGAAACTGCAACCTCAGATCCTATGCTTGTTTCGATTGTGCTTTTTGAATTGAATATTTTCCTCACCACCTTGTTTATCCAGTTTGATATATTTTGAAAAATCATCATGAGTTGTTATCGCCTCCTTACTGCTCCACAGTGATAAATCTGGAAGCATCTCGTTCTATCGTGTATTCAAATGCCTTTAACGTTGTAATGTCAGATGCATCGCTCCTGCTGTCGTTTGTCCTCTTGTTGTTCCACGTCGCAGAATTAAACGCTTTTGATAATGTGCTGCAGTCCTCTGTTATGAATAACCTATTCTGTGACATAAGCCTTGTAGTGATTCGTATTCTCTCGATTTCGTCAGCATTAGAAGTAAAGCGCACTTGAGAGTTTAGTCTCTCAGCCGCTACAACGTTTTTAATTGCTCGATTTATTGTGACAGCCTTATCGTCCACATAAACAACGCTTGGCATCTTGTTGTATTTTTTAATTATTAAAAGTGCAAATTCCTTGAACAGCTTTTCGACCGCCTCTGTTTCAATTTTGCCCGCATAATGAGCCGACGCAAGGACAACAACACGCTTGTACCCCTCTGTAATAGCTGTAGCAACAAAAGAAGCCCCAGTGACGGAACTTCCAACGCTTATGCCTATGCTTATTTTCATAATGTTGAGGGATAAAACCGAATTTAAAGTAATGAGCACCAACTCTTCCTTTTCGATAAACTCGTTGTATACCTTGTTTGTTGTGTAACATGAAAGACCGAGGGCATCTGCAATGTCAGGTGACTTTATTTTTCTGTCCTTCATTGCCTTTTTCGTCTCAAGTTTAATTTTGCCTTTACTTGTGATTGCATATTTACGAACGGAAAGCTGACCGATTAAATCGTCGTCATTTGGAATGCACAATTCCTTGTTTTGCAGCATGTCACGAATAGTACCCCACATATACGAGGTTATATCGTCATATTTGATTTCCGATCCATCCTGAGGAGGAGCACTGGCAAAGTTGACAGGCACGATTTCAAGGCGATTGAGGTTTTCCTCGCTCTTAACTTCATTAAGTCGGTCTGTAACCCCGCCGCCCATTCCTGTGTCGTCAATATAAGCTGTAATAACGCCCTTATATTGAGGGTAGTCTCTAATGAGTGCCTTGTAAGCGTTTACAATGCTGCCAACCGTCCACATAAGGTTCTGACCGTTATATTTGTTGGTAAGGGCTACGTTACCGCCCACGTTCTGAATTATGACCGTCTCATCATCACCAAACCTTGCAACGTCCACCCCGAGTGTGATTCTATGTATGTGTTCTGTTATATCTATCTCTGTCAATGTAGCGGATTCAATAAGCTCAAGGCTTATAAATACATCATCCTCTTGTGCTGGGAATTCTCCAAAAACACGCACCCGAGCGAAGTTGCTGTTTTCACCATACTTTCGTAGAACTGCTGTTATGTTTGCTTTGTTTGTTCTCGAGCTATCCATGGATGATACTTTGTGGCATGCGTACATTGCTCTGTCTTTATTGTGGCTGTCATAAAACGTGCCGGTTGTCTTTGTAGGGTTTCCACACATCAAGAGCTTGTTATTACTGCCCGACAGCGTACCCAGGATAGCTTCCATTATTTCCTCATCAATACCCGATGCCTCGTCAACGATAAATAAAAGGTTGTCCTCATGGAAGCCCTGCATGCCTTCTGCTTTATTTGCGGTCTTGGCTACTGCAAACCATCTTTTCTCATAGCCCTTCATGTAGATATATGTTTTAGTCCACTTTAGGAGCTCCTGTAGCAATGGTGACCTTGATTGCCACTTACAAACCTCAGCCCATAAAATATCATTGAGCTGCTGCCTTGTAGGAGCTGTGGCTATTATCTTTGGGAATTTAAAACACGTAAGAAACCACAAAAGGAGAATTGATTCCGTTCCTGTCTTTCCCACGCCATGACCAGAACGCACCGATACTCTCGGCTTCTTTGCTATGTCCATGAACACTTTTTCTTGCCAATCATCGGGTTGGAAGTTGCACACCTCTTTGGCAAATAAAACGGGGTCCTTTTGATAGAGGGGCACTCTCTGCTTGAATAGCTCTAAGCGCTTATTTGTATTAGAGCTCATCATCATCGCTACTCTCTTTTTCTATCACGTCTGGAATGCTTGACACCCAGTCGTCAACGGCGGATGTTGTTCCGCCTTCGCCC